ACTAATTTTAAAATTAGTCTCTTTTTTTATTGTTTTTTCATAAATAAGTCTAAGAGGTATAAAATGAATAATTTATCATTTGCAAAATGGTTTTTAGAAAATGACAGTTTCACATATTCTTTATTTCAATCAACTATCAACGAAGTTAAAGCTAGTGATTTGTTTGACAAAAGTTATATAAATATGATAAATCAAGAAATTCATTACCGAGTAAAACAATTTGCTCAAATAATCAAAAATTCAGATTTAGATGAAGTAAAAAGATTTGTTACTGATGAAGTGTTAAATGAATTAGCAGAAAAAATTGAACCAGAACCTAATACCGATGAAATGGCCAAAATACTTAAAGAATCAGCAGCAAAATTTATTGAAGATTTTTCATCAATTCAACCACTTTCATATTTTGATGCATTGAAGAAAAATGAATTGTACAAAAAAAATCCTGAAGTATTATTTGGATCGTTTCACCAGAAAGTAAGTGCATTACCATCTAGGGAAATTAAAAACCCATCGACAGGAGAGCTTGAAAATTTCATGTATGCTTCCACTGGTGAAATGGATAAAATATTGGATAAACAAGAAGCCAAGAATATTGATTTTCCAAAAGATGCCAGAAAAGGCGACATATTTACAGTCACCAAAAAAGACAGTTTGGGAAATCCAATTGGAAGTGAAAATTGGAAATTTACCCAAGAAGGAGTCTGGAAAAAGTTTGAAAGAACAACAAAATATGGTGGAACCGAAATATTGAATTTGTTCAACATGGGAAAAGTTGACAGAGCTATGGCCAAAACAATATTGTTTTTAACTGGACATAATATTGAGGAATCAGATGTTATAAATGATTTCTCTGGTAGTTTTAAATTTCTTGGTAAGAATTATGCAAAGCAAGAATCCCCAGAAGGATTAACAAAAACAGACAGGGAAGGAAAAAGAGTACGAGTAGCTCATGCAAGTTTAAGTGCAGTAAATCCCGAAACTGGTGATGAATTAGGAACCTCCATAGCTGATCCTGCCAATTATGATCCTTATGGTGATACAAATGCGGAAAGCATCTTAAATTTTAAAAACGATTTACAAAATGTTACACAGATGCTGGATAGTTTTTTAAGAAATAAAATTGATACAATTGATTTATCAACACCAAAATTCATGTCTGAAAAAGAATTTCAATATAAAGAAATATATAAACAATTTACCACCATTTGGAAAAATAATTTAGAAAATTATTTATCAGGAAAAAAATCAATTGCGGAATTAAAAATATGGACAATAGAACTTGGACAATTTATCAATGAAAATAGACCATTACATGACAATGAATCTATCGTCAAAAATCCAGATTATACTAAACAAGCAAAAAATAAATATATAAAAGAATTAGAGACATTTGCAAGTAAGTATCCTGTATTTGGTAATACAGATTTACTTAATGTTTTAGATGGTCTAACTAAAATTTCATACGACAAAAAGAGAAAAGCTGGTTTAGAAAAAGAAATTAAAAATTCCTTGTAAAAAAATTTAACAGGAACAAAAAATGGCATTAAGAAACACGGATGGAAGTTGTTATAAACCACTAGGGAGTGTTCAGCAATATAATCCAAATGCTCCAGAACATGATTTGTTTAATCAGTGGGATCAAGAATCACTCATGCGAGGAGGATCTCCACTTTATTACTATGAAGTTTTTATTCAACAGCAAACAGTTGATCCACTTTATTTGGAAGATCGTGGCAAAATATTTTCGAATAACCCAATACAACTATGGTGTAGTTACGAACCAATTCCTTCTCAAAATGCTTTGAGTCAATTCGGTATTGATTCACCAGACGAAATGGTTTTTGAAGTAAATTATAGATCTATTTTAAAAAGTATAGGACATCCTCCAAAAATAGGGTCTAGAATCTTTAGTCCTCACCTGAGAGAAAACTGGATTATTATTCAGCGAAATCTTGGAGAATTTAAATTGTGGGGAGCTTTAAGAATGGAACTTATTTGTCAACGATTCCAAGAATCAGTGACAACTGGCGAAGGCAATGTTACGCAAAAACAACCAGATTTAAAAATTAAAATTGTATAGGAGAAATCATGGGTAAATTTTTTGAATTTCTAGAAAAAATTCGCACAGAAAAAATGTTATTTGAACAAGATATGGCTCAAATGCAACCTCAACAACAACCACCAGAAAATATTCCACAAAATAATGCTACAAATCAAACTGCACCAGATGCCACCCCTGAACAGCAAGATGCTGGTGCAACAGAAGATAGTGGATTATCGCCAACTGCTCATGACGAGAATTTTTCAAAACTTATTGATTCTATGAAAGAAGCTTTGCCAAATTTAAAACCAGAAAACAGAAAGTTGATAGATGAATTTTTGAAGTCAAATAATTTATCTGGTGGTGACGAACCTAAAACAGAAGAACCACAAATGCAAAGCGGAGAAGATTCAAATCAAGGCGATCAACAACTAAAACAAGTTCCACCTGATGGAATGGGAAATCAATCTGGAATGCCTGCTCCTATGCCTACTCCACCACAATAGTAAATTTTTGTGGTTCATATAAATTAGGTTTATTTACTTTTGTAAATAAACGAAGAGGAATTTTAGGTTGTGGTAATCGATTATTTTGAAAGATCAACGGTTTATAACTGTTGGTCTTTTTTTTCAATTTGAATGCTGGGATTTTCATTTTTTCCTTTTACAAGAAATCTTGATATTTTACTTTTAGGTTTTGATTTTATAGATTCTAAATGTTCTTGCACATGAGGGCATCCCATTTTTGCAGCTATGGACGCTAATTTTTTATACTTGTCATCAAACTGGTGTCCACCCTCAGAAATCCATGTTTGTCCAGCAATAGATCTTGCGTGATCTGCAATAATACCATCTTGAGAGCCTCGTTTAAAAACTTCATGTTCTGTCATTTTCTCTACTTCATAAGAGACTTTTTTTGGTAAAATTAAAATCTGGGCATAAGGTTCATCTTTTTTAAAAATATATTTTTGTCCTTCAACAGGATTCTTAAACACTACAAAAAATATTTTTGTCCACCAACTTGTTTGCAAATGTCCCGGTACCACACAAGGTACTGTGTTAGTAGTATCTGTGTAAAATCTTGGATGAGATTCAAGCCTTAAAACATACCCATCTGGAACCTCTATATCTAAACATGAAGTCATACCAAAATGTCCGTCTGCAAAACAAGCAAACGGAGGCAGTTGCACACCTTGTGATTTAGTGATTTCATTTTCAGCTTCAAAATCACCTTCAAAATGCATTTTACCGTCACGCATTATAGCTTGAAATTCAGTCTCAAAAGGAAACAGTAATTCCATGCCATAAGTTGAACCATCTACAAAAGGCTGACAATGCCATGGTTGTGCTTTGCTACCAGTGGTATGCGTATGATCACAACCACTCCAACCGGGAATTTGAAGTTTTATTGGTTTTGGCGGTTTTCCTAAATGCCATGAGCGATACTTTACTCTAATAGTTTCAGACATTTTCTGTGCTTAACTCCATAAATATTGGAAAGGAAAAAAATGAACGATATTAATCATCCATCAAAAAATTTAAATGAGTGTAATGATAAGAGTCCAATAAATTATAATGAGAATTTGGATTCCTTTCCACCAAATTGCGAAGCTGGATCAAATACGCCAAATTTTCGCCAAGTAAATGACGAATCTTTAAACTGGTTAAAAGATACAACTAACAAAAAAGTTGGATTAGGATCTAATGCAAATTGCGATCCCATGCAAAGTGGAAATATTTTAAACGATCCCAACAAACCTAATCGTAATACAATTTATCGTTACTCAAAAGCTAAGCGTGGTTGTGATGACGCAATGAGAGATTTGTTTACTGATGTTGTTGTGATTGATGAAAATGCAAAAGCTCATCCCATTCCAATTATTTGGGGTACTCAAGAAAAAGCTGTTGCAGCAATTTTATTAGATAATGTTCGCAAAGATGAAACTTTGGTAGTTGATCGAATTAAACTTCCTATGTTAGCAATTCATGATACTGACATTCAATTCAATACAAATCGATATGTGTACCACAAAGCATTAGATTACAGAAGATATTTACGAGAAGATAATAAGCCCGGTTTTACCATGGATGAAAAATATAATCGTGATACTGTTTTTGGTTTTGCTCGTGGTATTCCAGTGGATATTTCATATACTTTATATGCTTGGACATTATATGTTGAAGATATGAATCAAATTTTAGAACAAATTTTGCTAAAATTCAGCCAAACGGCATATATAAGTGTAACTGGTGTACCATATGAGGTTATTGTTAAGCTTGATTCTATTGCCAATAATTTAGATTACGAACCCGGAGATCAGGCAATACGAGTACTTAAGTATCAGTTTAATATGACAACTGAAACATATATTCCTCAACCGATCACTAGACAAAAAGCTGTTCTTAAGACCAAAGTCGATTTTGTAGACGGTCTTGAAGAGAATGAGATTCAGCAGGTTATGGCGAGATTGGAAGAAACTGCAAAGGAACTTAAATGTTAGAAATTAAGAACAAGCATCGATTTCCAGTCCAATTGATTATAAGGTCAAGGAAGGCTCCTCGTGCGTTCACAACTCTGAATATTCCGGGCATAGGATGTGGAAAAAATATTTTTTATTTAGAAGATGAACGAGCAACTGAATATATAGACAGAGCAGTAAATGACGGACTTATATCTGTCAAGTATGTACCGAACAATATTTTGTTAAAAAAGGGAGAATAGACTATGGCGATACTCAGAGGGTTTCCACCATCAAACACAATTAGTCCAAGTGTTCGCATTGCCGAAAAGGACTTAAGCTTTGTTCTGCCAGAGCAAACGCTGCACCGAGCAGCTTTGGTTGGTTTCGCAAGTAAAGGACCAATCAATATTCCTACTGTAATAGCTAGCCAAAGACAACTTCGCAGAACCTTTGGCAATCCTCATCCTGAAAGCGGAGATCCATATTTGATCTACGCTGCAGAATCATATCTTTTAGTTGCAAATGAACTTTATGTTATTCGTGTTGCAGATACTGATCCTGTAAGCGATGAATCTGCAACTCTTGCAGAAATTGAAGTTCCTGCTGCTGGTACAATCATTGAAGTAGAGTCCGACACAACTGGACCTTACACTTTTGATGCTGACAGTTTTTTCAGATGGAGACTCAATGGAGTTCTAAGCGAAAAAATTCTATTAGTACCAGAAGATGTTGTTGGCTATACAACCGATCAATTAGTAACCTTGTTGAACGATCAGTTAGATTTCCAAAATGATGGAATTCAATTCTACAAGACTGCTAGCACTGCTCCAGTTCCAGACACCATTGCCGTGAAAACCCTTTGGGCATACGGTCCATCTGCCGAACTTGAATTTGTATCTGTGCAAAATGCGATTTATGGTCCAGAAGGTTCTACGGGTCTTGGCACTGACATGCTACCCGCCACTATTACTGGCACAGTTTCTCGATATCCAAATGTTACCTATATGGCATCTGGTATATACGATTTCACAACTTTGTCTGGTATCAACCTTAATATTGTAATCGATGGAACAGATAATGTTCTTATTGACAATGTTGTTCAAGTCATTGATTTGTCTGCTTTTGACGGTGTTAACGATGTTGACATCAACGCTATCGTAGATGCAATAAATGCACAAAGAACTTCCGAAGGTGGAGATCTCCCCGGTGGTTGGGTTGCATCTGTATCTGGTGGCACTTCACTTAAATTCGAAACACTTCATAGTGGTCGTGATGCCAGAATGCGTATTAAACCAGATAGCACTGGAGAATTAATTTTCGGTATCCCCACTACAACAGCTAGTGGTGAAAGTCCTTCGGGAACAACTGGTGCTACCGCAATCGAAACTTTTGGTCGTATCAATGGCGATGAAAACACCGCTGGAGATGTAACCTTTACTGTAACAGCCGATACCGTAGGTATCGAAGGAAATTATACACAAGTTGTTGTCAAGAACAATACTCGTGATAGCAACTGGGTTTTAGAAGTTTACAACAATGGTAGCCAAGTAGAATCTTGGGGTCAGCTTACTAAAGATGCAACTAGCACCTTCTATATTGGTAGCTACTTGACATTAGTATCTGATTATATTCGTGCTGTGGACAACACTGAGGTGTTAGCTGGTCCAGCCGATGGCACTTATGATCTTGCTGGTGGTTCTGATGGTATTCCATCTGATCCCGACACACAAGACGCTCTGTTAATCGGTAGTTCTGTATCTTACAGTGGTATTTATGCTGTATCTGAATCTGAACAGTATGATATCGACTTAATCGCAGTTCCCGGACATAGCAGCACAACAGTTGTAACCGAATTGCTTTACATGTGTCAAAACTTCCGTCAGGATTGCATGGCTATTATTGATGCTCCTTTCGGTTTGACTGTAAATGAAATTATAGCATGGCAAAATGGAACCCATCCATTAAACAGCACAAGGTTTGACAGTGATTTTGGTGCCTTGTACTGGCCATGGGTTCGTATTCGTGACAATTACAATAGAGTTGATGTATGGGCACCACCTAGTGGTTCTATCATGGCAGTATACGCACAGAGTGATCGCTTGGCTCGTCCTTGGTTTGCTCCTGCTGGTATTACTCGTGGTTTAGTTCCCGGTATCAATGATGTATACTCTCGTCCTTCTCAAGAAGAAAGAGATCTTATGTATGGATACAGGAATTGCATCAATCCTATCGTACAATTTGTTGACACCGAGGGCTTCGTAGTTTGGGGTCAAAAGACTATGCAGAGACGACCCACTGCTCTTGATCGTGTAAATGTAAGACGCTTGATGTTCTACATTGAAAAACAAATTAAAGCAAAGTCTCGTATTCTCTTGTTCGAACCACATGATGAACAGTTTAGAGCAGAATTTGTTCGAATTGCAACTTTGGTTCTTCAGGAAGTTTTGACTGACCGAGGTATCACGGCCTTTAAGATTAAGGCAGATGCTGAACTTAATACTCCCGATGTAATCGATAGAAATGAGTTTAGGGCAAGAATTGGTGTTCAGCCAACCAGAGCAGTTGAATTTATGTTCCTTGAATTTAGTATTCATCGAACTGGATCTGACTTCAGCGAAACCACAGATGCATTTTAATTTTTGAAAGGAGAATATAAAAAATGGCACTAATGCACTTAAATGAGTTGGCTACAAACACCAACTTGATTTTCAAAAGAAAGTATAGATGGACTTTTGAAGTACAATGGAATGGTCAGAAAGTTGGCAAAAACTTCGTAAAGTTAGCAAGCCGACCAAACTTGACCATTGAAGAAACGGAAATCAACTACCTTCACGGAAAAATGTGGATTCCGGGTAAGGCAAGTTGGGAAACAATCACGGTAACTTACTATGATGTTGCTCGTTCTCAAAACAATGGTATTACTCAGCTTTATAGTTGGCTCGCCAGCATCTACAATTTCCAAGATCAAGGCGAAAACATGATGAAGCAAACTACCATTCAAGGCGATGGCAATAATGGTGGTTGGGCTGGCAAGGGAACTTTGGTAATGTATGACGGTTGTGGTACAGAACTCGAACAATGGGAACTTCGAGGCGTTTGGCCATCTGCTGTTAACTTTGGTGACCTTGATTATAGTTCTTCTGAAGAAGTTACAGTTGAATTGACCTTAAGGTATTACCAAGCTATCTACACAAATCTTTGCGGAACAAATCCAAATCCGCAATGTTTGGGTTGCTAACTGTAAAAATCCTTTCAAAAATTGTAAAGCTCCGAATCTTATAAAGATACGGAGCTTTATTTTTACATGGAGAATTTATGGCACAAATGATGAGTTTTGGTTTAGGTTTAGATAAAACAGATGCTTGTTTTAAACGCAAGTATAGATGGCTATTGAAAATCAAAGACATATCTGGAGAAGGTATAAACGCATTGCCACCAACAAAATCAGGTCGTCCCAGCTTAAGTTTTAAAAGTATAGAAGCTCAACATTTACACGAAACGATTTATTTTCCCGGTAAGCCAGATTGGAAGCCAGTAAATTTAACTTTATTCGACTTAAAGAAAAACAATCATCCAGTTTTAGATTGGGTAAAATTATATTACGAAGTTACTTCTTCTGCTGTAAATTTGCTTACAGCAACTGATGGTTTTAAAAAAGAAGGCACATTAGAATTATATGATGGTTGTGGAAACATAATTGAAAAATGGGTTTTTGAAAATATGTATCCAGAATCCATAGACTTTGGAGAATTAGATCATAGCGACTCTGCAGTCATATATGTAGATTTATCCCTTAGATATGACAGAGCTTATTTTGTGCAGGTTTAATCATCATCATCTTCTTCGTCTTCATCTTCATCACTTGTAGTGAAAAACAAATCATTTTTTAAAATATCTCTACAAGCTTCTAAAGCTTGTTCTAATTCTTTGGGCTTCCATCCTAAAACTCTACATGCTCCGCTTTTGTTGAGTCTGCCTTTTTTTGTATAAACTTCTTTTTCATTACCTAGCAAAGCATCTATAAGTGGTGCGTAGCCTTTCATCATTAATTTTTGAATAAGTTCTTGTTTTTCTAGTTGCTCTATAAGATTGCTCATGTGTTACCTTAAAATCAGTGGCATACAACATCCACTATATTAAATATAAGAAAAATACAAAAACTTTTCAAGTCTATAAAAAATTATCTTTCATTTGAATAATGATTTTTATAGATTCCTTTACCTTGTTTGTGATTTGGTTTATGTTCCAGACTGATGCTCAGATGATCCTGATATTTTTTTTTAAGCTCATTGTAATTTCTAGCTGTTCTATATAACTGTCTAAAATGATTTATGATACAAGTTGTCATATAGTTAAAAGCTTTGCCTTTGCTAGGATCAAATCTATCAACTTTTTCAAAACATATAAGAACACCTTCTTGAATTGCATCATCAGGATCAATCAGATTAAATTTTCTATATCTTACAATGTTTTCAGACAACAAATAAAAAGCAGTTGTTAATTTGTCTTTTAATTTGTTGTACTCGCCTAAATAAAATTTGAATTCTCTTTCGTAAGCATCCCATGATTCAGGACGAACGAAATTTTCTCTTTTTGCTGTTCTTTCTTCTGTAGCTTTTATTTCTTCAAGAAGTGTTTCAAACTTAACTTTGTTTCTTTTAATCTTGATAAATTCAGAAATTAATACTTCAAAATTTTTATTGTTAAGGTATTCATTAGCCATTAAGCTCCTTATATTTACACATTAAATTTTTTTAAATTTTCTTTCTTCCATTCTTCAATTCTTTCTAGAGCTTGGTTCTTGGCCTCTTCATACCAAATACTGCATAACTTATAGTAGGAACGGCTGTACAATTTTCCTGAAGTAAAACTTCTAAAATGATCAATATTCTTATCTATCGTTCTTTTAAAATTTTCCTCAGTTCCAATTAGAAAAGGTTCAATCTTATTAGATCTAAGAATATAATTTCCCAACAATTCTGTATCGGGCCAGCAAGGTCTTGTTGGATCTGGTTTTGAATCTTTAATATTAAATATGTTACAAAGTCTTCTTAAAGACCAACCAAAACCTATTTTATCCATAATCTTAATATCATACATAGTAGCAGTATGAGATACCATCCCATGCCAGTCTTCATGCGCTCTTGGAGATATTTCATATCCAACTACAGATGATTTTTTTTGACATAGTTCTATCATTTCTTGCAATAAATTTATGTTTCTTAAAAATACATCTGCATGCGTTGCAAACAAATAAGGTGTTCTACATGATGAAAAAGCAAAATCCATAGCTATAGCTGGGAAATCGCTAGGATGCAACAAACCATTGAATTTTAGACTATGAACTTCTACATCATCCGATCTAAGCGAACAAATTTTTTCAAATTCATCGATATTACTGCCAGTGTCTATTACTGTTATAAATGGAGGGCAAGATTGCTCTTTTAAAAGTTTAATACATATATTAAGTTGTTCGAATGTGTCCAAAACGGGAATTACTGCAGTTACCTTAAAATCCCAAGGTTTTATTTTAACATATCCTTCCCATGGTTTTTTTTGAGTTAAAACATTTTTCACAGGAGCAAATTTGTCAAATTTATCTGAAATAATGTTGGGTATCATAGAAAATCCTAATTTGCCAAAATTTTACAAAGAACTATGTCTGTATTATAATCAGAATGGGAAAAACCAAGAAGCACTGGCATATCAATATCTTATAAAAATGAAGTTTAATGAAGAAATTTACCTTCGTCATAACAAGCAGAAATAATGAAAAAACATTAAAAGAATGTATTGATTCATGCGTTTGTGCCAATTCCGATATATTAATTGCTGATTTTTCTAGTTCTGATGATAGTTTAAAAATAGCCGAAAATTCAGGTTTTAAAACCCTAAAAATGGCTTTTTATAATGATTATTCAAAATTAAAAAATGAATTAATTTTGGAGTGCGATACAGAATGGATGTTTTTTATAAACGCTAATGAAATTTTCATAAAAAACACAAATACAATATTAGATTTTGTGGAAAAAAATCATTGTGCCAAAATTAATTTGATGCAAGAAAAAATTGTAACAAAACCAATTCGAATCATAAACAAGCAATGCAAATTTACAAATCCAGTATATGAATATGTTATAAATGATGCAAAACAAAGCGAAATTTATCTTAAATCCCACACGATTCAAAGATTTGATGAAAATTTAAACATTATAAAAAAATGGATGAAAGAAAAACCATTTTCAGCACAAACTCATTACTATTTAAGTTGTCTTTATTTGAGCAACAACAAATTTCAAGACTTCATAAGAACATCTAAATATTATCTTTTTTTGGAAAAAAACAAAAACACATCATATTACATGACTAAATATTATCTTGCGATGACATATGCGTATGTGGAAAAAAACTATCAAGAAGCATCTAAAATACTTTTTGAAATTATTCTTGAAAAACCATTAATGGCAGAGTTTTGGTGTTTATTAGGTGACATATATTATTCGTTAGACAAGTATGAAAAATCATATCATTTTTATGAAAATGCCATGATTTTAGGATCTAGAAGACTGAAAGAAGACGATTTGCCTTTTCACATTGAAAAATACAAAAAACATCCTCAAGATATGATGTTTAATTGCAAAAAAATAATTGAATCATCTAAGATTTACATACCTAATAAATAAAATCTAAATCATTGATGATTACCGTAACTTGGTCTTCAAATCTAGCAACAGCTATTTGTTTTCTTCCAGCCCCTAATTTACGCAATTTGTTTTCTAATTCATCTATAGAACAATTTATTACAGAAAATTTATTGTCAGCCAGTTTTTGTATTTCTTCTTGTAAATTTTGTATTTCTGTATTTGGAAAATACTGCTTTACCTGATCTGAACATTCTGCCATGATTTTTTTGTACAATGGCATATTGCAAGCACAGCCCGGATTCTTTAAGAATTTTTGCACATCATCCATCAAAATCGGTGGCAAAGTTTCTCTGAATCTAGAATCTTTAAGTGCCTGTTTTATATCAAGTAATGTTATCTTCCTGTTTTGGTTCATAATATTTTGTCACAAAAATTACACGCCCACATTTTGGGCATTTGCTTTTATATTTGCCTTTTTTAAATTCAGATGTCTCAGTTTTTTTCGTAATTGGGTCAAGTCTTGGTATGCCAGCTTGAACATCAACACTTTTTTGCAAAGATAAATCATTGATGTCTTCGTCACCAAAAATTTTTCTATAGTGACAAAATTGACAATAAAGTTGATATTTATAAATTTTCATTTTTATTTTCTGGTAAATTTATAATAGTTGCCGACTCAATATAATTCAAAATCATAGCTGCCAGATTGGAAAGAAAGCCACCTGCACAACCACAAGCAAAAGTCGTTAAAACACTTAAAAGAATATCATTAATATGATAGCCAAAAATTATGTATCCGATAAAAAAACCAGTCCAAGTTCCGCAACATAAATAACATTCAACAAGTTCGCCTAATTTAGGGAAATTTATCTTTTGACTAAATTTCTTTACATAATCTCTTGAAGACTCCATGATAGATCCATCGACAATAATATGAGCCATGCCAACAGACGCAAAAGCAAATAACAAAAAGTTTTCCATGATTATCTCCAAAAAGTTATAGATACATTTTCTGAATTTCTTGTAACGCAAAAATCTTTGTAATTATCAATATTGCAAAGATTATTTTCAATATTGCAATATTTAAAATTCAAATTTTTTAAAATTTGATCATTAGTTCTTGTGACAATCACTGTTTCGCCAAAAAAACTCTCAAGTTTTTCAATAGTATTATTTTCTATACTATTTAAAAATTTTAAAATTGCTCTTTTTCCTAAATCTCTCATGCCGGGTACTCTTATAGAGAGCAACCAATCATGGTAATATTGGTTATATTCAGGTATGTGTTGCCATACCTTAGAATTATAAAAAATTATTTCTTCAATATTTTGAAGATTTATTTCCATAACACTATTTTAAAGCTAAAGGTAAAATTTAGCAACATCGAGGAGTATAGTAATGGCAGATGACAATTTCCAAAATAAAGAAGGTAGTGGCATTAATATTCAGGGCAGTGTCCCTCAAGAATTTCTTCAGGCTTTGAAAAATCAAGGCAATAGCCAAGATGCTCCTCAGTCTGCTTTGCAACGACCAAATCAATCTTTTGCGTCTTTGCGTGATAGAGAAAATGCAAATCCAAATGTCCCGAACACGACTAAAGCAAATTCAAGTTTTCCTTCAAACAATCAAAGTGGAAGACTTAAAGAAATTCTTGAAACCCTTAAAGGTTCAACTGCTCAGTACGAAGAAGTTCAACTGCCATCAAAAGGTAGGTTTTATGATGGCAAAAACGGACCAGAAAATGGTTTGATTCATATTAGACCTATGACAGGAGAAGAGGAACAGATTTTAGCTACTCCTCGATTTGTCCGTAAAGGTCAAGCAATTAATATGATTTTTCAGAAGTGCATTAGGGAAGATTTTAGGGCAGAAAATCTTTTAACTGTGGATCGTACCTACTTGCTTTTGTACCTTAGAGGTATTTCTTATTCTCATAGCTACGATGTCGAAGTTAAATGCCCAGAATGCAGTGCAAAATTCAGCACCAATGTTGACCTCAGTACACTTTTTGTGAATCAATGTCCTGTAGATTTCGGTCCAATTTTGGAAGATACTCTACCAAATTCTAAATATAAGTTTAGGTATCGTTTGTCTACAGGTCGTGATGAGCAAGAAATTAATGAGTATCGTGAACGCAGAATGAAAATGTTTGGCGATAACGCAACGGATGATACTTTGACATACAGAACAGCACAATTACTTGAAGAAATTGATGGCATCAATGACAAAATGGAATTGCAAATTCTTTTAAAGAATTTGCCAATCAATGATGTGTCTTATATTAGAGGCATTATCAACGAACCGCCTTTTGGTGTTGATACTAATGTAGAAATCAATTGCCCTAGTTGTTCTGCAGAGTTTTCTATTGATTTGCCACTTGAAGCAAATTTTTTCTTCCCCCGGAGGAAGAGGGAAAAGAACACCCAAGCATAGCCCTTGGTAAAAACCTCCTAGAAGAAATTTTCTTCTTTTCTTATCATTTGCACCAAGATATGCAGAAAACACTAATGATGCCAATTAATATAAGGCAGTGGATGGTGCAAAGGTTTATAGAACAGAAAGAAAAAGAAAATCAAGCAATGGAAGCAGAGCGAAGGAAAGCTAGCAGTAAGAGAAGATAAATATGCCACTAAAAGAAAGAATGCAAAATCCTACTTGCAACGACACCATAAGATTGCGGTTGTTTTCATACAATAGCAATAATCGTGCAAATTTGCAAACTATTGAAAAAGTGGACATATACACAAAAGACCCCAATGAGATCTCAGCGGTAAATCCTGATGGTAGAAGGTTGGTTGAAACGGTGGATGGTGGGGATATTACCGTTGAGTCCACTGGGGCATATTATGTTGATGTAGTCGCCAGTTCTCCTTTATACACTATTGGCGACTACATGGATATTTGGTCTGTAACATTTGAAGGAACAGAATGTACAACTGCCGACATAACAAATCATTTTAAAATTTATCCTAATCTTTGGTTTACCAGCCCAGTGCCTCCTGTTTATGATTTCTCATTTGGTTTCAGACCAAACAGAATTGTAAAAGGAACAAAAAGATATTTGGTTGTGCAAATAGCACCAAATGTTCCACGAGGAGCCGATTTAACGCCTTATTACGAAAATCTCGCCATAGTCTCAGATTTGCGTATTTCAATCGAAAAATCTTGTGGTGATTGTGTCCCACAAGAAAAAGATCTCCGATTGGTGGTAGATCGGCAACTTGTGGATTATAGAGAAAAAATGTATGGATATTATTACTTAGACACATCAGATTACGATGCTGGTATTTACAATGTGTGGTTTGAATTAGAATACGCTGAAAACACTTTCATTTCTGAAAAAAATCAATTACAAATTTTTGAGTAATTGTTTTTAAAAAACAAATATTTTTGATATAATGCCAAATCTAATAGGAGATGGCAATGAGTATAAATTACAAACTTGACAATTGGATCAAGTACAACCAAAATGTTTTGCTCATTGGAAAACATGGAGTTGGAAAAACAACTTTAATTAAAAATGCATTTGAAAGAAATAAAATCAAATGGCGTTACTTTAGTGCTGCCACTATGGACCCATGGACTGATTTTGTAGGAATACCAAAAGAAACTACCAAAGTAGTAAATAACGAAACAATAAGTTACATAACAATGGTTAGACCATTAGATTTTGTGCTTGGCGATGTAGAAGCAATTTTTATGGATGAATTTAATCGATCTCCAAAAAAGGTCAGAAACGCAGTGCTTGAACTGATACAATTCAAAAGCATAAATGGAGAAAAATTCCCAAATTTAAGAATGGTGTGGGCAGCAATAAATCCAGATGATGATCCAGATTCATACGATGTAGATAAACTTGATCAAGCTCAATTAGATCGATTTGAAGTTCACAAAAAAATTGATTACAAGCCAGATTCTGAATTTTTTAGATCAAAATTTGGTCAAGAAATAGCATCTAGTGCTATTTCTTGGTGGAATGAATTAGATGATTCAATTAAAAACTTAGTGTCTCCAAGGCGTTTAGAATATGCTTTAAATGCATTTTCTCGTCAAGGTGATCTAAGAGACTATCTACCTCAAGAAAGTGGAATTTCAAAGCTATTACAAGCTTTAAAAGAAGGACCAACTAGCGAAAAACTTGCCAAATTTATGGCAGAAAACGATAAAGACGGAGCTAAAGTATGGTTTAAAAATGAAAATAATTTTAATTCTGGATTTAAATATGTAACTGAAAGCAAGACATTGAGCGATTGGTTTTTGCCTTTACTATCAAAAGAAAAAATAATTTGCCTTATGGCCACTAATGAAAAAGTAGCTAAACATGTAATAACAAACATTAAATCAGAGATGATTTTTACTGAAATTTGCAAAGATATATTGAATGCAAACAGCGATTATAAAATTGTTTCTAAGATAAAAAGATTTTTGACTCAAAATCCCGAATTGGCAATTATTTTGTCAGAGGGTTAATATGTCAAAAATAAGCTCAGAAGAATGGATGCAAATTTCTAATGAATTAGAAAGATTTCATGCAATTTTTTACAAAATTTGGTCGGTTGGAAAACCAACTTTCAATACAGAAATAGAAACTGCTTCGGTTGAATTCGATTCTCGTGGCAACTACATTCAATTTTCATTTAATCCTATTTTTTGGAATAATTTATCGCTTGATGGTAAATTATTTGTAATATGCCACGAAATGTTACACATTCTTTTAAATCACGGCAAGAGAAGCAAAAATCTTAATCAAGCCAATAAAGTTTGTGCAAACATTTGTTTAGATATAGTCGTAAACCACTTGCTAATTAACAATTTTAATTTTGAAAAAAATACAGTAGAACAAAGTATTAAATACGCTTTGCAATTAGAAAATATAGAGAAAAAAAATGTGTTATGTTGGGTAGATGATGTTTTTCCACAAAACAATTTTCCACAAGATGAATGTTTTGAATTTTATTTAAATAAATATAAGCAAATTTACGGAGATGGTCATCCAAATTTGGTCAATCAATTAAATAACGGCTGTATAGATGATCACTCTAATTTCTTAGACAAAAACACAGAAAATTTTTTATCCGAAATTTCATCCGAATTAAATCCAGATGAATTAGAAACAATATCAAAAATACTAGAGAAACAAGAAACAAAAAATGCAGGAAAAACCACTACAGGTTGGTGGATCGAATTACAAAAAATAAGAGTAAAAAAGAAAAAAAAATGGGAAACCATAATAAAGGATTGGGAAAGAAAAAACTCAAGTGATGGATACGGTTATGCAGAGCAATGGCTTAGAAAATCAAGAAGATATACATCTATTAGTGATAACTTATTTTTGCCTTCTGAAATTGAAACTTATCAAAAAACGATTGAAGAAAACACAATTGATGTATTTTTTTACATGGACACATCTGGAAGTTGTTTTGGATTAAAAAATAGATTTTTTGATTGTGCTTCAAGTCTTGATCCAAATAGATTTAAAATTCGTTTGTTTTGTTTTGATACAAAAGTTCAAGAAACAAATTTAAAATCAAAAAAAATTTATGGTGGTGGCGGTACAGCTTTTACAATAATTCAAACACATTTGTATAATGAGATTTCCAAAAATAAAAAAAAACATCCAGTTGTGTTTGTACTTACGGATGGATTTGGAGATACAATCGAAGTCGAACAACCAAAAAAATGGCATTGGTTTATTACTAAGGGTGGAACCAAAGTATGGATAGATCAAAGATGTTTATTTTATCAACTAGAAGATTTTGAATAAATTAAGATTCAATTTTAAAAAATTTATCTAATCTGGTTATGACAAAAATTTCATGAATATCTGCATTCATGTTCTTCAAAATTAAAAAGCTATTTTTTTCTTTTAATTTTTTGTTAACAGTAATTATTTTTCCTAAAGCTGCACTTGATAAGTAATCTACATTTGAAAAATCTAAAATAAGTGTATTTTTTTCTGGGCAATTATCGGCTTCTGCAAGCAATTCTACACCTAGATGAGAAATTGACATTTCATCAAAAATTCTTCCGTTGTTAAAAGTAATGTGTATTTGATTATCTTTTTTTAATGAATTTAAATATTTCAAGGTCCCTCCAAATTTATAAAAAAATCATCTTCTAGTTTTAAAAGATCGTCTAATAACACAGCAGTCCATTCTCTGTATTTAAGCATGTAAGTAAATACCTTATTATTTATTTCTTCAGTTTTGATAAAAGCCAACCAAGATTTTCTTGTTCTTTTCCAACACAACAGTGGTTTTCTTGAACACCTCTCAGAGTCAGCCACAACTTGTTCTAAAAAATGATCTAGTTCCGTAGACCCATGATTAAAAATTCCATTTAAATCAATGCCGTCATAGCCACCTTTAGATTCCAAACAAAACTTAAAATTTTGAGGAACAATTAAATCGCCAGAAAAAACATCTCTTGCGTGTTTTGGTAAATGATTTACTTGACCCCATCTATTCCCAGATCCAACAGATCTACTAAAATCTTGACAATTAAATCTACAATTTAATATTTTTGTAAGCTCCCTCTCTACACGCCCACCTTTTTGTTTTCCATTGACTTTCTTTTTTATTTTGTCTCTATTTTTTAAAATATCATCAATAATAAAATCATCTTCATTAAAATTTTTTTTCATATTTCCTCTAATGAAATATATTTTCTATGTCTGAAAATGATTTTTGTTGTTCATCTAACAAAGATAAAATTTGTTCCATATCACTTAAAGACAAAGAATTACTTCTCATCATTACTTGAGAAGTTGTGTAAATATTTCTGCAAGTTTCTTGAATTTTTTCTATTTTTCTTTCCATGCTATCAAGAGTTTTCTCTATGTCATAATTTTCTTGTATATATTGTTTTTTATCTTTAGTAGCATTAATAGGTGAAATAACATTAAGTTCTATGTCATCGTCAGGTACATTCATTACAGAACCATTATAAGACCATTTTTTATATCCAGATGATGTAACACAGTATTTTATAGGATGATTTATTTCTTCAGCATTAGCATCAATGGAAAATTGCCACACTTCGTGATTTAATATTTCAATAATTTTTGATTGAAATAATTCTTTCTTTCCTATTTTTTTGATTGCGTAATACCATATTAAAGGCTCGGAAAAAAAGAACACCTGTCCTAAAGATTTTCTAGTATCTGCTAACCAAAGCGGTCTATGTTCATTTCTAAACAGCCAAAGATTTCTTGCATTGTTTTCTTTGTATTCGCCTATAGCAACAGCCATATGTCCTTGATTGATATAAGAAAAAATGTCTTTTATTCCAGCTATTCTTTCTTTTTCAAGAATATCTCCGACATATTCATTTAAAAAATTTCCAGAATATGCATATTTTGCTTGCTCAAATATTCTCAAAAGAATTTCAGAATCGCATTCTGAAAACACTTCATATTTTTGAGTCAACGCATCGTATTCATCGCCATCAATTTTTCCATTATGAACAAGAGCTATATTCTTTTTTTGACTTAAAAAAGGATGGTTATTTTTGTTTATAAGCGGACTACCTGATCCACGGCTAGCACCACGAGCATGAACCAATGCTAAATTATAATCTATAATTTTATTGTCATTCCATAGATCAGTTTTAACAAACTCGCTAGATTTTCCGGGTTGTTTATGAGTATACACACTTCCATTTTTACCCGACTCGGCTAGCCAATAACCAGTGGCATCAATGCCACGGGAATCTAATTTTTCAAACAAAAATGTCAACAAATCAAATGACAATTCGGTATTTTTAGATTTACCAATAAAACCTGCTATGCCACACACGATAACTCCTACAAATTTTTGAGATCACCTGTGCTTCCACCAAGAGACGGAACTTCTTGTTGTGGAGGCCCACCGGGGCTTGTTGGTTGTGTAACTTTTTGATCAGATGGTGGAACAACAGCTTTTGTTGGTTTTTTTATGTTGTCCGAAACAGCAGAGTCATCGGTGGTTTTTGATGCAGCGTCTGTGCCAAGATCATTTATTGGCGAGCCTAATTTATCTATTAACGCTCTTGTTCCTGATGTGGCTTTTTTTAAAGAATCTTCTAAAGATATTTCATTTGTTCCATCAATTGATTTCATTAACATGACACCAATATTTGACAGTTTTTCTAAATATTCTTTATGCTCTTTTGAATCTATAGTTCTTACAATTTTTCTTATTTGGCTAACTATATTTTGTGTTGCTACTATAGATGCTTTACTTTTTTTTAGAGGTGTTTCGCCCAAACTTTGCAAAGCACTATAAATATCACCAACACGATTGGCTAAATCTCTAGCATCTTCAATTAACAAAAATTGTTTAAAGTTCATGCTTTATTTATGATATCAGCCACCGGTTTTTTGTTCTTAAGTGCAGATGCTATCAATCCTACAAACAATGGTGCTGCTCCCGTAAGTTTGCTTTTAAATTCTGGGTGAGCTTGGGTTCCAATAAAGTAAGGGTGAAGATCACGATTCAGTTCCATAATTTCAACTAAATTTGATTGTGGATTTCTTCCACTAACAAAAAAACCCTTATTTTCTAATTGACTTACATATTCTTCATTTACTTCGTACCGATGTCTATGCCTCTCCTGAATAACTTTTTGACCATATAGTTCATACGCCAATGAATCTTTTTTTAATTCGCAATCATATGCACCAAGTCTCATGTTGGCAGCTTTTTTTACTAAATTTTCTTGCCCAGAAACATATTTCACTACAGGGTGTTTTGTTTCTTTGTCAAACTCCATGCTATTGGAATCTTCAAGTTTACATACATTTCTTGCATGTTCTATAACGGCACATTGCAAACCAAGACAAATACCTAAAAATGGTATTTTCTTTTCTCGAACATATTGAATAGCTTTAATTTTTCCTTCAATGCCACGATTGTCAAAACCACCCGGAATTATAATGCCATCCAAGTCATCAAATATTTTATGCAAACCCCTATTGTCTTTATACTTTTCTAGCTCTTCACTTTTGTACCATTTGATAAGAACCTTTGCGTCATTAACAATACCAGCATGCAACAAAGCCTCTTTTAGGCTAATATAGGCTTCATCGCAATTATCATATTTGCCAAAAATTCCAATCGTGACTGGTTGTAAATGATTATTTGTGTACTTTTCAACAACATCTCTGTACTTGTGAATCCTACAAGCACTTCGATTCAAATGAAGCAAGTCAACAAACAAATCATCTACATGCCGATCATAAAAAGATAAAGGAACCTGATAAATTGATTCAAAATCAGGTGCATCAAAAACACATTCTCTAGGCACATTTGAAAGTTGAGATACTTTTTCTAAAATCTTTTCAGGAATTGCGGTTTCAGTTCTACAAAGCAAAACATCTGGTTGCAGGCCATGTCTTTGCAATTCTTTTACAGCATTTTGCAAAGGCTTTGTTTTATATTCTTTGATAGTTTTAACCCAAAGTATAGGAGCCACTAAAACTATCAACACATTTGTCCTATGACTTTGTTTAAATAATCTAATAGACTCAAAAAAAGCAAAGCTTTCTGAGTCTCCAACAGTGCCTCCAACTTCAGCTATAACAATATCGTGAGACTTACCCAAATCTATTAATCTTTTTTCAATTTTGTCAGTTAGATGTGGATTGACTTGAATTGTTTCTCCAAGGTATTTTCCATGTTCTTGTTCTTCAATTAGTTCTTTTTGCAGAATTCCATGAGTGCAAATATTATTTTTTGATACAGTTATTCCTGCTATTCTTTCATAGTGTCCTAAATCTAGATCGGTTTCAGTGCCATCATCGCACAAAAAACATTCGCCATGTTCACCGGGGCCAAGAATACCGGCATTAATATTGTAATAGGGATCAAATTTTACCAGTGTAATATTGTGTCCCCTAAGTTTTAATAGAAGACCTATACTAGCTGCAGCTACTCCTTTTCCGGTTCCAGAAATCACACCACCGACCACAAATATATATTTTGCCATCACTAACTCCGATATTGATTTATGCTAAAAGAGTAAGCATCATCGAAAGTAATCAGAAGCAAAAATTAAACTCTTATTGGATCGCACTTTCCGCTTCCGCAGGCAAGGTTTTCCAACAACTGGGTGTTGTCATCATCTTCTAGCATCTTTGAGTAATCGACATCTTTGTAAACTCTTTGCAAATCGTGCCATAATTTATTATTGCTAACATCTTTTAGCAGATAAGTAAGAGTCTTCACATTGCTTTTTAAATATCTTTCAGCAAATTGTCTTGCTCTTCGCATCCAATCTTTCTGCAAGAAGTATAATTTAATATCATGTTGATATTTTTCAATGTTATTGTCATCTACTTTTTCCAAATCTTTAGGTTTTTCCAGATTGTAAATACCAAGTAAACTATCACAAGCAATCCATAAGTTGTCACCAAAAGCATGCAATGCATCTACAATCAAACCAGAACTAAACATAACCCCATCACCATACTTTTCAACTAATTCCGCTGCTGTTAAAATTTTGCAAAAAGGAGCTTGGTGATAATCTAAATCTCCAGATTCATTCAACAATGATATTCCAGCAAAACTTTTTCTATTTTCAAAAATAAATTTTTCAACATCATCCCATTCCTCTGGCTTTACATTAATTGTATTGGATACATTGTGACACAACCAAGGTTTGACACATAATTCGACTCTTTTTCCACTTTCTACCCAATTTTCTTGAACCAATTTTACAGCTTCAAGTAATTCAATGGCACCCACTGATTCTTTTGTTTTAACCCCTTCAGGCATTTCAATTAAAAAACTTATAACTTCGTCTGTTTTGTTTTTGCTCCAAACAGATTGTTCCACAGCCGTAGAATTATACTGTTTAAAATATTGAATTGGAATTTCTGTTGCATTACTTTGAACTCTGCGTATAAATCGTCTCGCATAAGCTGGGTGAATTCCTGAACTTGTTCCTAACAAGCAAGATGCAGTTCCCTCTGGCTTTACACAAGTTGCTCTGCTTGCCAAGTTTATACCTATTTTTTTTGCAATTTGTTCGTTAGTTTCCAAAACAAGATTTGCCATTTCACGAAGATTATTTTTATTTAAAGTTATTTCTGGGTAGTCCATAATTCCAGTCATACTTACACCCAATAATGCCTCTCTTCTTACAATCGATTCGCTGATGGGTCCCAAATAAGCAAAATCTGTATATCCTGCTTGCAATGTTCCTACGATTGCTGCTACTTTTGATGCTATTGCAAAATTTTCTTTTGTATTTAATTTAGATCCATTGATGGTAGACAAGTTACATGCTTGCCATCCAGAATTGCCTCGTTCATCATAACCATATAGCGATATTTCTACACAAGGATTGAACAATTGTTCAGTATCTTCACTCCATATAACTCCCGGTTCTCCATACTGTCGTGTTGATTCAAAAAGTTTATGATATTCGTCTTTAGATGTTTCATTTTTGAGCAATAATGCACTATTGTTACTTCTTGCTCGCTGTGGATTTTCGTAATACCAATTTCCAGTTTTTGCGTTTAACATATCTAAATCAGAAACACTAAACATCGCTAATGTTGCACTTCTACGAACCCCTCCTGATAAGACTGCATCGGAAGAATGCATTACAATGTCGTAAGCATCAATTGTTCTAAGTTTTTTAAACCCAGAATCTATGCATTTGTTTATAACTTTTTTACACTCTTCAATCGCTTTTTGAAGAGGTTCATGTCCGGGGGCCTTACCAACACCATACGATAAAGATGAGCCTTTAGGTCTAATTTTTGAAAAATCAAATAAAACTTTTTTCCCGTAATAATCTGAAAACTCTTCATTTGGCATATAAGAAGCAATCAAAACCCCCAAAGCATTAGCCCAACCTTCAACAGAATCATCAATAACATAAGTTTTTTCTTCGCTAAGATCCGATGATTTGCTGATGTGAAAATTTGGCAATTTAGCAACATGATGCAACTGAACAGAAAAACCCGTTCCACAACCATTTAACAACAACCACATACATTCTTGAAAAAATCTTGGCCTATCGCAATAAGAACTTATGCAGTTATATAATTTGGCGTTTCTTTTAAGAATTGGTTCTCCACCAAATTGCAAGGCTCGTTGAGATCCCAAAGCCACTTTGTTGTGAACATGTTCAAAAGCCCAATTGATTTCATCTTGTACCATAGGATATTTAAAAAGATGCATGTTTTTCACACGCTCAATAGCTTCATGCCAAGTTTCTCTTCTGCCTTTTTTATTATCATATCTTGCGTATCTAGAGACGAAGGTGTAATCAGCCAATGCTTTGATGCTCATAATTACCTCACTAAAATGTTTGGGGAATATATCTAAGAAAGAAAAAACAAAAAATTTCCAAAAATTTTCTTATTTTTCTAAAATTGTATAGCCACCCTCATGAATCAAATTTATTTTGTCAGATGTTTCTAGCATTTTTATAAGATCTTTATCATGGGATGTAATAAACACTTGTTTTTCTTGAGACAACTCTTGAATCATGTTGTAAATTCCTTGAACACCCAAAGGATCTATGTTTGTCGTTACTTCATCCAAAAAAACTATTGATGGTATTGTTCCACAACTTATCATCATAATGTCTGCAAAAGCTTGAGATACAGCAAGATTCAATCTTCTTCTTTGTCCAGCAGACATAGCGTGATATATGTAAGGATCTCCATCGACAGGATTTCTTTCTATTATTTCATTGAATTCATTGTCGAACTTTAATGAAATTTTGTTATCAATAAGAAATTGAAGCCAATAAGCTATTCTGTTGTTCAATTGTGGTACAATTCCATCAACAACAATTTTTCTGATACCTTTTTCTCCAAAGCCAACTTGCCAATATTGATAATACTTTAAATTATCTTCAGCTTCTTTTATGGTTTTGTTTTTTTCTTTGCATTGTTCTTCACTATTTTTTACTGCCTCTTTTTCAGAAAGAATAATATCAGCAAAAGGAGATACCCCAGAAAATTCTAAATTTTTTGATTTAATGTTTTCAGATATTTGATTTATTTCTTGTTCTAATAAAAGTTCATAACTATCTGCTTTTGGTTCTTTTACTTTCATTGCTAAAGAAATTTTATTTCTTTCGTGTTTAATTCTTGCAATAGATTCGGCAACAAAAGTTTCTTTGTTTTGAATAATCTCTTTTATTTTTTTTTGTTTTTCGGACACATCTTGCATTTTTGTAGATAGTTCGTTTGCAATTTTCATCAATTCAAGCAGCTTTTTGTTTGTTTCTGTAATCTCTTCTTTGTCTGCATCAATAACCTTTTGTATGTTTTCAACATCTATTGTGCCGTAACAATGATCGCAAATGGCACCGTGTTCATTAGATCCTAATGAATTTATGTGATTTTGTTTCGATTCAATAAATTTTCGATGAGTAGAAACTGATATTTTTATTTCTTCGCCTTTGCTTTTTAATTCAAAAGCTGCGTCTTTTATTTTTTCTTCTCTTTCTTTTCCTAATTTTATTTTTTCTTGTTCGATTTCAATCAATTTGTCTAATTCATCTATAATCTTTGATGCTTCTTGTATTGTTTTTTGAGCTTCTTGATAAGCCAGTAATTCTGCACCGTGAGAAGTTTTACCTAATTTTGATTTTTTTTCATCTAATAAAATTTGTAAGTTTTTTATTTCTTTTTCTTTGCTAATTTTCCAATCAACTTCTTTTTGTTCTGCCTGCAACAATCTTCTTTTTGATTGATCTTCGTTAGTTTTTAAAATTTCGTATTCTCTAGCGAGTATTTTTATTGTTGAAGATGTTTCAGAAACAAGTTTTTTGGCTTTTTCTTGTTTTTCTCTGTAAGATGACAAAGCCAAAAGATTTTCAACAATTTCTCGTTTAAGGGCAGCATTGGCTTCAAGAAATGAAGCAGATTGATCATCTGTAAATATGCAAATGTTTACAAAAGCTTCATACGAAAGACCTATTGCGTTTTCAATCAAAATCTGAGTTTCATCCATACTACCTGTTGTTATCTCGGTAGCATCATTCCATTCTTGCTTTTCGCTTTCCCAAAATCTTAAATAATTTTTTTTCCTTGATCTTGCAACTTTATAATTTCCCCAACACAACTCAACTAAACAATTTTTCCCAACCAGATTATTGATAACACCATCTTTTGTAATTGCAGATGGCTTTTTTATAGTTTTTCCGTACAAACCATAAGATATGATTTCTTGTATACTGCTTTTGCCAGAACCATTGGAGCTTATCTTTACCTCGTCCGAAGGCAAGTTTTCTTCACACTTTTTAACATCTCTGTTTTCGCCACGAATAAAAACAATCGATCCATAATCATCAAATTTAATATCGATGCCTTTAGGACCGAAACATAAAAAATTCTTAGCCGACAGTGATTTAAAATTTAAACTTCTCATTACATGAGGATAGTTTATTTTATAAATCTTTTCAATATGTCATTTGCAAAAATTGTTCGATCCCATTGGTGAAAAAGACAAAAAGAGTTTTTTTCATGGTTCTTAATTACACCATCTTCAATTTTCACCTCATAAGGCAATAAATTTTCTTTGTAAGCCTCTCCGGTAAGGCAAAAAGAATCTTTTCTTGGATCAAATAAATGCCATTTTTCAGAATTCTTTGAACTATGATACAAAAAATTTAAAACAGCTTGATCTGTGCATTGTGATCTCCCCATGCAATTCGACCACATCAAAAAACAAAAATCCACGAGTTGTTTTTTATGAGCAATACACACTCCACCATTTACAACCGACCATTCAGTAAAAGTGTCGATATTTTCATATTGGTGAATTTGTAATTTCATTTGGTCAGTCATATTGAATGGAGAATTTTTATGTTCAAATCCTTCACAACAAACTCCTACTGAAAAATGTGGACAAAACGAAAATGGCTGAAATTGAAAAAAAACATCTCTAGCATCAGTGATAATTACTTTGTCAACATCGATTGTTGATAAATATTTCCAAAAAGAAAACCATCGATTTGTAAAAATTTTTTTATTTTTTCTTGGTTGATGAATAACTTTGCAACCAAATTCGCTAATAATATCAATATATTTTTGATCTATACCATCAGTCAAACAAATAAATTCATCATTTTTTTTTACTGTTGATACTGAAGAAAAATACACCTTGTACTGGTGCCAATTATTTTCATCAATATTATTTGCCCATGTCAAATAGAGGTTCATTTGACTTTTTCCTAACAAGAAAATTTTTCAATAATGGTTTTGCTTGACCAAAAAATATATTTTGCCATTTGTTGAAATGTTCTGGATATTTTTTTTGAAATGAAAATTCAATTTCCGCAATGTCATCAGCCGTTTGTTTAATGCTGTAACTATAATGTACAAACTTGGCTTTTGTTTCAATTGGAATTCGATTAGGTTCTGTACAATTCCAGACATAATCAATTTGAACTATATGTTTGTTATATTCTACAAAATCAGCTAGAGATCTGTTGAAATTTAAAAAATTTTCAAATTTTCTGTAATCTTTATAAAATTTCCACGCATCGTTTTTTCCAGCACAAAAACCCATATTTGAATCACCTGCAACAAGCAGATAATCAGATGCATCTATATCATACAAATCTTGAATGTTATCGTCAAAATATCCATCAATATCAAAATAAGCATACATGCCTTCACTATGTTCTTGAAGATCAGAAATAATGTCAAAAACTTCTTCTCTTTTTTCAACGACATTATCTTTTTGTATTACTAATAAATCATTTGATTTTAAAACATCTATAATTTTTTGATTTTTAAAATCAAAGGCAATTAAAACAACAACACCTTTAAAATTTGAAATTTCTTTTAAAGATGCAATCCAAGAAACGCCATAACGATAGAAATAAGATTCATCAAACGAAGAAATTAAAAATTGATTCAACTTATCTCCTTTTGGCAAATTATTTTGCCGACCTCTATTAGTTTATCTTTATCTAAATCACCACATCCAACAACATCAATATATTGTGTTAACATTTCATCTTCTTTGAAGATTATCGCCTTTGCATTATCAATAGCTTCAGAGTCAATTTTTCTTTTTTGTTGTCTTATTTCTAACGATCCAATATTTTTGTCTTTTGAAATATCTTTTCGCATATCTAAAAGATCTGTAGCCGATATATCTTCAACTACCACTCTGACAAAATTCTTTTCTAAATCATATTTTTCGATGTCTTTAGGATAAATTACCAAATGCTTTGGAGAAAAATCATTTATGATATATTCTTGATTTCCAGTTTCGCAATTTATTTCAATGATGTGTTTTTCCTGAAAAGCTTCTCCAAAAGACAACTCCAAAGGAGAACCTATATACTCTACATTTGGTTCTAATTTTTGAGAACAATGATAATGACCAAGGAAAACTTTTTTATATTTTTTGAATAAATCAACACTTACTTTTACCATTTCTCCATCATGTTCTATAGAAACATCTGATATTGAACTACCATGTAGAACTGCTCCATCTATCGCTAAATGACCCAAAGCGTATTGTGAATCCCCATTTTCTTTTTGTAGTTTTGCAACTGCAGTTAGTGGATCGTGAGTAAAAGGTATCATATCCCAATTTGTTTGTTCGACCTCTATTCTAATTGGCTTGTCAATAATCGTAATGTTGGGCAAAGATGCCAAAGGCATGACGCTACTAATAGATGTTTGATCATTAAACCACAAATCATGATTTCCCAAAACAACATATAAATGACAAATGTTTTTACATAGCCATTTTTGTAATACTTCAAAAGTTTTTTGATAAGTGTAAACATCTATTTTTTGACGATCATGAAATAAATCGCCACCAAATAAAATTGTTTTTATTTTTCTTTTTTCTGCGGTTTCAAACACCCAATCCAAAGCTTTTAAACAATCGTCTAATCTTTCGTTTCTTCTTTTGTGTGGATGTATATGAATGTCAGTAAATAAAAGAATTTTTGCCATAATTTCCTCCAATATTTTATAAAATAAACTAAAATATTGGAAAAAGCAATGTTACTTTGGTTG